AGATCTATGGAGAAGAAATAGAGAGGATTAGTGCTCGTGAATTGATAGATAGTGGATATATTCTACCACCTAAATTGTTTGTTAAAGAACTGGAAATGACCCAGGCAGGTAGAACACCAGTCACCAAAGAGTCTGAGCATTTAATAGAAACTATTGATGATTCTAATGTAGATAAGATTCTTATTTGTGCCAGAAGAACAGCACAAATTGTTAATCTATTGGAGGATACTGACTTCTGTTCAGAGTTAGCATCTAGGGGTTATTCTTGGATGTATATAACAGCGAAGACAGGTGCATATATTAATGGAGATAAGGTTGATAGGGAAACATTCTTTGAAGTTCTTAACACTTGGGGCAAGGAAGATGGTAAGAGGTTTGTTGTACTCCATCACAGTATTCTTTCTGAAGGTATTAACGTGCCAGGATTGGAAGCAGCATTGTTTATGCGTAATATGAATCATATTGCCATTAATCAAACAATAGGGAGGGTAATTAGGACTGGAGATAGTAACAAGAAGTTTGGTCTAGTTGCCATCCCTGTGTATGATCGAGTAGGAATAAGTACAGCAAAGAAAGTAACAGCAATGGTTGAGACCATTTTAACATGATAGAACTACAATATCTCAAACAAAAGTTTAATTATTGTAAGAATATGTCATGGGATGATGTAGTGGATAAGATTGGTTATGAATTTAATAATAAGACTCATCGATTTATTTTTGATGAAGCAATTATTCCACCAACATTTGTTCTTCATAATCATAATTATTTGCCTGGTAAATTGCAGAGAGTTTATGATAAGGTGTGTAGAAAATGGAAAACTAAATTCTTACACATATATGCATCTGTAGGTCCAAATAGTTCAACAATTGGTAGACATTGTGATACTGATGATGTATTAATAGTTCAATCAGTTGGTAGAATGAATTACTATGTTGAAGGATTGGGTTCAATAGAGTGTGATCCTGGGGATGGCATTATAATACCTGCGGGTGTATATCATACCCCATATGTTGTGGAACCAAGAATAACTTTGAGTTTTTCATGGTAATGCAAAAGGGGGACGTCGAAAGTGGTCTAATAGTGTAGTTTACGTTTGATTTTATGCCTGTCCGTCGTCGTTCTGCTAAAGCAGTCGAAACACCAGTCAAAAAGTCAAGTTCTGCTCAGTCACCCGTTATCCTTAAGGAGGTTGTGACTAAATACTCCAAACCTCTTGAGATAAAGAAAGTGACTGAAACTCCTACAAAAACCAGACGATTCGCACCTACTCGTCCTGCTGAACCTAAGATTTCACTAGAAGAGTATGTTTCTGATTTCAAAATTAGAATGCAAATCAACAATTACGAGGTAATGGAATTCCTCGAAGATTGTAAGAGATGGTACAATCTTGCTTCTCCACATGTTGTAAATGCATTCAACTTTACTAAAGAAAAGTTTCAAGAATTCACTGCAACACCAGAAGAGAAGAAAGACAAACCAGCAGAATAACTGGCACACGGAGGGGTCAAACCCTCCTATTTTTTTGTTATGATACTATTATGAAAAACACTCACATTGAACATCCTGAAGATTCCATCCTTAATGGAGATTTAAGCGTATTAGATTGGTTCACCTCCAATGGAAAGATTTCAGCAAAGATTGATGGTGCTCCAGCAATAGTTTGGGGTCGTAATCCTGCGTCTGGAAAGTTCTTTGTAGGGACCAAATCTGTCTTCAACAAAGTGAAGATTAAGATCAATGAATCCCATGAGGATATTGATAAGAACCATGATGGAAATGTAGCACATATATTACATGAATGCTTTGAACATCTCCCTAGGACTGATAGGATCTATCAGGGTGATTTTATAGGTTTTGGTGGTGAAGAATACTACCAACCTAATACTATCACATATTATTTCCCTGAAGAGATAGAACAATCGATCATAATTGCACCTCATACAGAATACTTTGCAAAGAAAGATTTAAGGGATGCAATTGCACAACCTCTTTCATGTTTTAGCATGTATCGTAAAGGTTGGGAGGTGCTATTTGTTAAACCTTGGGTAACAATAGATGAGCACAGAGATGATATTCAAGACATGTGTAATTTCGCACGTCAAATGTCAACATTATGCGAGTTTCCAAGTGATAAACAAGTCACAAGGATTAAGAAGCATTTAAATGCTTGTATTCGCAGTGATATTGAGATGGATGATATCACATTAGAAGCACTAGCACATGATAACGAAGTGGACATAAATGTTTTGCGTTTGTGGAAATTAGTGCAGTCAATTAAGTCTGACATGTTTGCATATATTGATTGTGAAAATGAAATAGAATGTTACATTGGAGAAGAAATGTGTGGTCATGAAGGTTATGTAATGCACAATGAATATGGTACGTATAAGTTAGTGAATAGGGAGGGATTTAGTCATGCAAATTTTAACTTTGCTAAA